CCGAAAAGAAGACCAAAGAGCGCGAAAGCATGGGGCGCGAGGAAGCTCTTTCAAAAGATTTGGAAGAGGCTCAGCAGACTATCGTGAAAATGGATCAGGCTCTTCGCAATCAGGCTGTGGTGAACGCGATCAACGGATTCAAAGACATTGAGTTTCACGATATTAAGTTTGCAATGAGCAAACTTTCTGCCGACGTTTTTGATCAGATGGAAGTTGACCTGAACAACGGAACGGTCACCGTGAACGGCATCGAAAACGATCTTCGCCGCATTGCCAAAGAAAACGAATGGGCCGTCAAGAATAAAGGCTCTGTGAATACGAATGTCAATGGCAACGGGCAGCAGAAGACACCCGCTGGTCGGCCCTCCGGTGGTGCCCCCAACGGCTCTGGCGGGGATGCGTCCAAGGCCACTGCACGCAAGGCTCTGGCTGCGCGTTTCCCGGTCATCATGCACGGCAGGTCGTCTATCTGACACGGCGTGTTCTGTCTCAATAATCTGTATGAATCAGGTACCATCAAAGATGAACAACCCTTAACGGAGGACTGAAAATGGCTCTCACGACCAAGCCGCGCTGGGACAAGTACGACGGTTACGTTGGCAACTATCGTGGTGTCCTCGGCGTAGACATTGATCCCGAAACTGAAGCGAATAAGGTTCTCGCTGTCGGTCATAATTCGGATGGCGCAATTGTCATTGGTTCCGGTCAAACCGGAATCAAGGGATTGATGATTGTTGCTGTCGGTGCCGACATTCACGGCAACCTGCTCGACGGTGGAATCAACAATATGACCGGCGACGTTCAGGACGTTGGAAAGCATGGCGAAATTACGAATTTCGTTCCTAGCGATCTGACTAACGATTTCGCTGTGACTGTGGTTGCCGCTTCCGGTAACTTTACGGTCAAGGTAAAGAATGAGGATACCGGAACTTCTCAGGTTACTGCTGGAATTGCGTTTAACGCAGCCAACTCTGCCGTGAAGACTGGAATCGTCAGTGTTGATGACAGCCTTCTGGCTGCAAGCGTTACGGTAACTGGAACTGCGCCTAATTTCGTGGTTACTCTTCCTGACAATTACGTTTTGCAGACGAATGATGCGACGGCAACTGTGGCAACTGCTCCCGCCACTCTCACTGCCGCTGCGGGAACAAATTATTACGGTCACGCTGATGGTTCTGTGACTGCAACCAAGGGCGCTGACGGCATTTACGTCGGGCACACGGTTGAGGCAAGCCGTCTTATTGTCAACGTTCTTGATGCGACTCCGTAATTTTCAAAGCGTAAAAGCTCAGAATACCGAAATATCAGAAGGGAATGCCCAAGATGGCAACCAAGGAACTTAGGATCAACGGGATTATCGTTGGCCCGATTTTTGGTGGGACCGCGCCGGTTCGTCAAGAGGGTATTCTCACCCAGGGCGATCTTGTTACGGTTACCGCCGATGGTATTGATCTTAACGCTCTGTGGGGTTCTTTCGCAGAGTCGATCAGTATTTACAACGAGGTCATGGATGATCTGATTGCACTTTTGACTTATCCGGTTGATGTGCCGGTTGAGCCTGTTGTGCAGATCGGTGAAACCACCTTTGAGGAAGCAACTGAACTCGGCGTTCCGCGTGGCGCTGGTCTGCCGATTGAAGTTTTCCAAATGGGCTACGATCTGCGGCATTACGATAAGCGGAATGCGTTTTCGTGGATGTTCTTGGCCGATGCCGATGCGCGTCAGGTCGAGGCTATCCATGAGGCTGTTCTGTGGGCTGACAAGCGACTCGTTTTCCGCAAGATCATGGAAGCGCTTTTCGACAATCGCACTCGTCGCGCCAATATCCGCAACCAGGCTTACAACGTTTACCCGTTGTACAACGGTGAGGGTGTTGCGCCTCCGCGATTCAAGAACAACGTTTTCACCGAAAGCCACAGCCACTACGTTGTTTCTAACAACTCGGTTGTCGATTCTTCCGATCTGGAAGATTTGATGGAGCTTATCGCTGAGCATGGTTACAGCCCCCAGGCTGGAACTTCTTTCCTGCTTCTTGCGAATAAGGCCGAAACTGACGCTATTCGTCAGTTCCGTCGTGGTGTTGTGAACAACAACGGTGTTACCGCAGGATACGATTTCATTCCTTCTCCGACTCAGCCTGCAATGATTTTGCCGAATGCTGAAGGTCTGCTTGGAAACCAGCCTGCTCCGAATTTCGGTAACATGGCTGTTATCGGTTCTTACGGTTTCTGGAATATTGTTGAGGAAGATTACATTCCTGCCGGATACCTTCTCGGAATTGGTTACGGTGGCCGTTTTGCTCTGAGCAACCCGGTCGGTCTTCGTCAGCACGCGAATCCTGCAATGCAGGGTCTTCGGATTATCGCCGGTAACTACCAGCGTTATCCGCTGATCGACGGTTTCTATGCTCGTAGCTTCGGCTCGGGTATTCGTCAGCGTGGCGGGGCTGCGATCATGCAGATCAAGGCAACCGGCAATTATGAGTGCCCCGCAATTTACAAGAAGGGCGGCGGTTTCCTGGTCTAGCTTCGGCTAGTCAGGAAACTTCCATCCAAAAGGAGTAATCATGGGACTTGTAATCGACCATAATCACCGCTACACCGAAGAAGAGCGGGATTATCTGTTGCGTCGTGGACGTGGATACTTGATTCCCGCCAACGAGCGGCGTTTCGGAACTAACGAAAATCCGAAAGAACCGGAATCGTTTGAGCAGCATGATAGTCACGCGATTTCCCCGTTCTATCAGAGCGCAAATCGTGAGGCTGCTGTTTACGATGTTGGTGGCGCTCCGCTTCCCGGTGTGACTCTCGACTATGACACTGGCCGCGTTGCAGACCGTAACAATGGCGTTACGGTTGAATATACCGGTCCTGGTCATACTCCCGGCGCAAGCAATCTCACTCCGCAGCGGGATCGCGAATACGAACCGGAAGGTTTTGTTTCGTATAGCGATGACGACGGTGATGTTGATATTGACGAGGACATTGTTGAAGAAGTCCTTTCGCACAAAACGGTTGCTGCTCTGAAGAAGGCTCTCAAGGATCAGAGTGTTGACGTTGATCCTGACTGGAAGCGCGAAGATTTGGAAAACGCACTTGCAGTTGCTCTTCAGGACGAGCGGGATGCCGCCAAGGCAAAAGCATAGATTGGTGAATTGTGGCAACTAGTTCAAGTATTGCCGCCGTTCAGCTTCAGATTCCAGACGAGGCGGTTGACCTTGGATTCGACAGTAGCGCCATTGGCGTTCTGTTGGATTCAGGGTTGACCCAATCTAAAACGATTCTTGCTGTTTTGCGTGGAATCTCTGCGAAAGTTTCTTCGTATGAGGACGTGTCTGAATCCGGTTCTTCGCGGAGTGTTCAGTTTTTTGAGCGAGTGCGTCAGCTTATCGACGTATGGCAATCGGTCGTGGACAAAGAAGACATTGTAGCCGGAACATCTGCTAAAGCGGGAGCGGTAATTCATACTTCTGTGAGGGTGTGATGCTCGCAGTAGAGCGGTCGATTCATCGTAAAAATACGAAAAGATTTATTGATTCAGACCCCACTGTAATCACCTTGACGACTCCCGTCAGTGCCGTTGTTAACGGAACCAGAGTGGCAAATTACTCTGAAGAAAGAAATCCACAAACATTTAAAATTATCTGGCAAGGTGACGATGGAGTTGTTCGAGAAATCCCAGGAGGAACGCGACGGTTCAATTTCATCTTGCTCGGTGAGCATGATGCAGAATTGGCTATCGGAGATTTTTGGCAAGTTGACGAGCAGAAGTTCGTCATAGAGTACGTCTTTCCAGACAACGGATATGAGGTAAAAGCCGGTGGAGTCAGTCACGGGCCAACGCCTACATGAAGAGTTTGAGGATCGTCACGATGAAGAAGCTTGCAGTTCGTGTGGCGATGGGTTTTACGGTTTTGCCATCACTGTGGATGGCGGCGTTCGTCTTTGTAATCATTGCTTTAAAGCAGTTCGACAAACAATTGTTTTTGATGAAGCCAAGGTGAACCCATATGGCAAGGGTAAAGGTTTCATACGATGACAAAAAACTTAGAAAAAACACCCAGCGATTTGACGCAAATCTCAAAAGAAATGTCGCTGCCGTTGTTGACAGACACGCAGCCATCACAACCGGATGGCTCAAGCAAAACGCTCCCTGGACAGACAGAACAAGTGCAGCGAGAACGGGTATCTTTGCCATTGCGAATAGTGGCAATAATTACGAAGAAATTTTTATGGCCTATTCGGTCTACTATGGCATCTGGCTTGAAGTGGCTAATGATCGACGCTACGCCGTTATCACTCCTGCAATGCGAATCATGGGAAAAGAATTGATGGATTCCCTTCAGCATCTTTTAGATAGGATGCGATATGATTCCTAGTGTTATTTACGAAGCCATCTCTTCAAGCACAGAATTGTCTGACCTCGGGATTACTCCCGAAAGAATTATAGAATCCCAATCGGTTGATTCCCGTCCTTTTTCAGACGGTTATTTCATCACCATTTCTTTTGAAGAAATGGAAATGTCTTCGTATGGTGCGCTTTCGCGAGGCCCAAGAATTTGCACGATTGCAGTCCATCATCCTTGGGATGATGACAGAGATTTCCTGCCCATAACCTCGATTTTGAATAAAATCGACTCAGTGTTACTGCCGATGGGGTCCACCACTGGCGGGGATGGCCTGCGTGTCACGGCTGTCCGTAGGCAGGGGAGGTCGGGTAATCTGGTCGATGAGGGCTGGAAAACCATCACTAGAACAGCAACCTATGGCGTGTTGTTCAACGAATATACTGCGTGACCATATATGATGGCACTAAGTGGATAAGGAGTTTGACATGGCAGGACGTACTACGGCAGGCACTCGGGAACCCGGTGTTGCTGATTCGCTCTCCCCTGCGGAGGCCGAAGATATCTTGGCTAGCGACGAAGCTGACGTTTCTCCGCGTGCCGATACCGCTGTTTCCGGCAAGCGAGTTCGCGCAATTCCTGCCGTGATCACCAAGAATGGTGATCGTGGAACAGTGGTGGAAATTAACAAGTCTGATTTCTCTAGGCATGGCATCGAACAGAACACTGTAGTGTTTGATTCTCTTCGCGAGAATTTCACTGTTCCGGTTGGGTCTGGTGAAAACTGCTTGTCTAGCGAAGCTGCCGATTTTCTCACTAAGAACTACCCAACTTCTTTTGAGTATATTGGTGGATAGGGTGTGTCGGAAATCCGGTGCGCCTCAAAAAAGCACGGCGAGATAACAGAAAATTCAACAGGGGAATTTCGTAGAACTTGCAACAGTAGATTTTGCAAACAATACGGGAACGAGATTGTTGAGCATATCTGGAATCTCGAAAAAGTAAATGAAAACAATGTAGTTTTACCAGTTGATACAAGACGGTATAAACGACCGGAAGTGAGAGGAATCATCAAATGACCGCACCGGTTGCTGATGGCCTGCCCTATGGTGTTCGTGATCTTAAGCTCACGCAATACCTTGATGCGCTCGGAATGGTACTCGGCCCTACGTCGGTCGATTTGCCGTATATTCAGACTCTGAATTTCACTGAGGCTGAAGAATTCTCGGAACTGCGAGGCGATGACAAGCTCATCACCACTCGCGGTCGTGGTTCGATGGTTAACTGGGATTTGGAATCCGGTGGCCTTCCCATTGCGGCTTGGGCCGTTATGACGGGTGGCTCTGTGATTGAGCGTGGTCTTACTCCCAACCGTGAAATCGAACTTCAGAAGAAGGCGACTCAGACTCGTCCTTGGTTCCGAATTGATGGAAAGATCATTTCGGATTCCGGTGGCGATGTGCTGGTTCGTATTTATCGCTGCCGTGCAAACGGAGATATTACTGCGAATTTCACCGATGGTGAGTTCCAGACTTCTTCGGTTACCGGTGTTGGCTATCCTCTGCTTGACGATACCAACGATCTTCTGTATTCGATCTTCCGTCGTGAGTCTACTTCTGCTCTGACTCTGACTCCTGCTCCTAACCCGGTTCAGTCTCCGCTGAACTTGGCTGCTGGTGCTGTGACCACCACTACGGTTGCTCTTACTTGGACTCCCGTTGTTGGTGCCACTTCTTACAAGGTGGAGAAGTCGGTTGCTCCGTTTACTACCTGGACGAGCGCCGGTGCTAACCCGACTGCGGCGAATATGAGTGTTGCTACGCTGACTCTCAGCACTCTTTACCACTTCCGGGTTTCTGCGATTGTTGATTCGCAGACTTCTGATCCCTGCCCTGAGATTGCAGTTACTACCGCTGCAACCTAAAATACTAAAAACATTCACTAGGACGCCAAGGAGCGCAGAATGAGTATTGAAAATAACGACGAGTTCTCTCTTTCAACTGCATGGACGGCACACAAAGATTTTAAAAAGCCGTTCAAATATACTATTGAAAGTTCTAACCAAACGGTGCTTTTGCAGCGCTTGGACATGCCTGACCTCCTGAAGCTGGGTATCGCTCAGGAGATGGATTTCATGAGTAAGACCCTCATGGCAGCCGCCCCCGCCGCTGGCGGGGAACAAAAAGCGACTGCTGCTGTTGCCGATGCTGTAAAGCTCGCAGATAATTTCGGCAAAATGGAAAGCATGATCAACAAAGTCGTGGTGCGAGGATGCCTTAAGCCTAAGCTGCATCTGGCTCCAGAACATGAAAATGCCCGCCAGGAGGGGCTTGTCTACATTGACAATATTCCTTGGGATGATCGGATGGAACTTTTTTCCGTGATTTTTGAAACACAGGGATTGAGTGACTTTCGCGAAGAACAAGACCCTGGTGTGGGAAACGTGGCAGATGTGCAAGACGTACAATTGCCTTCCAACGGACCTGTGGCCGATGTACGATCCAGCGAGTCCGAAGGGCTTCTATTTCAATAGGGGTGTCTTCTATTTTTGCAGAAAAATAGAAAACGATCAAATTATCGCCGAAAACAACTCAAGAAAAAACCGGAAACCCGGTGCTGATGTTGACAGACTAGTCAACGCCGCAAGACTGAGAATCTTAGAACTTGCTCTTGGAGTCCCTGTTAAGCGGCATAAAGACCCAGGCAATGTCTCCAACACCAACCCGTTCCAGCAACATGGCGCGGAAATGCCAGGTGAACAGAAAGATAGCTCAACAATCGTAATGCGTGGGTTTTAACGGGAGGCTAGCAAGTGCCTAATAATGATTTGGGTACCGCCCACGGTAAAATCCGTATAGATTATGAGGGCAAGGGTTCTGCCGCCGCAACTGCTGCATTGATTAAAATGCAAAAGCAGTTTGAGGCAATGAATAGCAAGCTCGACAAAATTGCTAAGTCATTGACTTATGCTGATCGTGCGCTTGATGAAACCTCACATGGATTTGACAAGGCAACCAAATCAGCAGACGGCTATTCTTCTGGGCTGTTTCGCGCTCAAAAATCAACGTCTAAATTCATAGACGAAACTCAAGACCTCATCAGAGACTTGAATCGTCTTCAAGACGTGATGTTCAAAGTCAGCGATTCTGGTAAGAAAATCTATAACGCCGGATTAAAGCTAAACGCTTTCGGCGGTGCCCTGAGAAGAGGCGAAGGCGATCTAAGAGCATTCAACACTGCTCTTAGGCAAACTGGTTTTTATACAAATTTCTTTGGTCGTGCTTGGGATAAAACCTGGCGTACTGTCACCGGGACGAACAAAGCTCTGGCTTCCATGCCCAGGTGGACAAGAGACTTGTACGGACTCGCTGGCGGGATGACAAAAATTGCCGCAGTTGGTTTGCTCGCCGGTAAAGCTCTTGATGCTGGGTTTATCAAGAAATTCACAAATACAAGGGTTTTCGACTCCATTGTCAAGGGTGCCAATAAAGCCGGATTTTCTATTCAAAATCTTTATGACTCAATTAATAAAAAGGTAGCTCCAAGGCTTAATCTTCCGCTGGGGCAATATCTTCCGATAGTGCGTCAGCTTAAGGATGCAGAAAATTCTCTGTCAAAGTTTACAGAGAATACTTCCGATAAATTGTCCGGTCTTTCGCGAGCGTTTAACGCCGGGTTCAGGCCATTGGCAGAGTTTGCGAAGCAAACCCGTGGCTTCGTTCTCGGTACTGCGCTCATGGTTTCTGGTGCAGATGCACTTATTGAAAAGTTCAAGTTCTTAGGTAAAATTCCCAAGCCCATATTGATGACGCTTGGTATTATGATTTCTACCGTTTTGCCTGCTGCATTCCAGGTTCTCGGTAAATCAATTGTTTGGGTTTCCAATACTCTTGTTGGCCTTTGGGACGGCATCAAGCAACTTAGCGGCGGCTTGACGGTTTTGCCTGGGTTGATCGGTACTATCGTCACTGCATTTAGCGCTTTGTTCCCTGTTTTTTCCGGTTTGAAGGACAAGTTCAAAGACGTATTCCAGACAGATGATCCGGCAAAGGCAATGGAAGCATATGCCAAATTGCCGCCGCATCTCAAAAAAATTGCAGATTCTGTTTTGCAACTCATGCCAAGAATGAAGGCTCTCAAAGAAAGCCTTCAAATTACTGCTTTCAAGGGCTTGGCCGAACAGATAAAAACTATCGGGAATGCTTATCTTCCGATATTTGCAAGTGGAGCAGAAAAAGTAGTTGTTTCCTTCAGAAACATGAAGGATGAGTTTGTAAGCTTTTTGTCAACACAAGAAGCCCAGGGCGATGCCAACAGAATGTATAGCAACACTGCTGCTATCGTTCAGAACCTAGCAAGAGCGACAAAGCCTGCTGTTAAAGGTCTTACCGCCATTACGCTCGCTGGCTCTGACTTCTTGCGGGAGTCAAGCTCTTGGAGTCAGTCGCTTGGACAAAAATTTAGTAACTGGGCCACTGTAAACAAAAGCAACGGAAACCTTACTCGCTGGATGCAAGATTCCCGCGATGGCGTATACAAGCTTGTTAAGGGATTGACTGATCTTACCAAGGCAGCTTGGACAGTTCTTACCCTGTTCAAGACAAACAGCGGAAATAATGCCCTGGATTCCTTCGCAAAATCTATGGACAATTTTAACAAAAAAGTCCAAGAAAGTGCCGCAGTCGGATGGCTTCACGACTTCGGGAATAGCGTTAAAGAAATGGGCAGCAACAAGATTGCTGCATTTATAGATATTTTCAAATCGTTCGCAAGCATGATGAAGAGCGTAGCACCGTTGGTTCAAACGCTTTCTCAAGCTTTCTCTGATGTTTTTGTGCCGTCATTGAAATGGGCGATGGTCGAAATCAAGGCCACCGCAGAAGTTCTTCACAGCCTTGCACTCGACAAGATAATTGGTTTCGTCCTCGGCGTGGCGGGAGCTTTCAAACTGCTCCCAAGCATCCTCAAGCCCTCTCTTGAGGCTCTCAAAATCTTCGTCGGATTCCTGATTGCTCTCAATAACAAAAAGAAATTAGTAAGTGGTCTGGAAACTGCTTTCCTCGCCCTGGCTGGCAAAGTAGAGAAAATCCCGAAGGTTGGATCAAAAGCTTCCGACGTTATTGAAAATATCGGAACTGCCGCCATCAACGCAGAAGGTAAGCTGTCTAAGTTCGCAGGATTCTTGACAAAGGCGGCTACTGCGGTATTCGTATTCTGGTCTGCGTGGCAAAATGGCAAGGGCAACAATAGCAAGATTGCCGACTCTCTTAACAGAGACAAAAAAGCAATCGAAGATTTCCAAAAAACTTTGACTGAATCCTTTATTCGGGATAGAGGTCAAGTCGGAAAAAATACTATGCAGTCTATTTCCGACTCTGTTAATAATATGGTCGATAACGCCAAGCAAGCGGCAGATGACATGCCGGGTGTTATGGATCATATTCTTGGATTTTTTGACGTTTTCTCTGACCACAGTGCAGAGCAATTTACTTGGAATCCCCTCAAAGGAATTTCGGATACCGATGCCGTTAACTCTTTGCAGGAGATGGCGACTCAGGGCAAGCTTGCTTCTGAGGGCTTTCAAATGCTCAGGGATGCCGGTATTGACGTAGCTCAACTGCTCACTTCTAGTGATCAGTCCTACAAAAATAGCATTGACAATCTCCGAAATATGGGAGATAAAGGCAACGCTGCCGCAGATAAAATTCAAGTTCTTCGCGATCAAATTAATCGGCAAAAAGAAGCCGCCAAGCAGGCTGGGCCTGAGTCAATTCTTTTGGCCGAAGGTTTCCAGAAAATCGCTGAAGCTGCCGGAAATACGGCAGAAAAGTTTGACGGTCTAAAGCAAGTCTTGGAAGCTCTTGGAATCATTAAGCCAGACGCTATTCAAGCTGCGATTGATTACAACAAGAGCTTGCAAGACCTTGCTGACACTGCCAATGAGATTGCCACTAGTGGGGCAACTCAAAGCGATCTGATTAGCGGTAACGATTTCAATTATGCAACCGAATCTGGGCGTAACTTTGCTCAATCTTTGCTTGAAGTCGCAAGTGCGTTTAAGTCAAATATTCAGGCCGGGGCTAATGTCGATCAGGCTTGGCAGCAAGCTCAGGCTTCTTTGCAAAAAATTGCTGATCAAACTAATATTCCGATCAACCAGCTTCAGGCTTTGGCAACAAAAACTGGTCTGGTCAGGGACGCATTTGGTGTCCCGATTGAGGCGATCATCAAAATTGATGATGAGGCATCTGCCGCTTCAATGCAGGTTTATTTGGAAATGCTCAAGCAATTCGGCAATCCAATTAAGCAGGATATTGTTCTTTATCAGCCGAAGAACGCCCAGGCAATCGCCGATCAGATTAACAAAGTTCTTCCTGGTTACGCCGAAGTTGATCCTAACGGAAATCTCATTGTTAAGCCTGAGCTTGACCAGGCTCAGCTTAGTTTAGTCAAAGCTGCTATTGATGAACTGACAAAACCACATTTTGTCGATATCATTCCGCGAACGCTTCCCGGCCAGGGTGGCGACGGCGCTCCGAAAGAGGATAAGCCACGTGACGGTGGCGCTGGTGGCATCTTCGGTCGTGGTTACGCCCCTCCATCTGGGCCTGCCGGTAAGGGATTCGCCAATTATGGTGCTATCAACGATTATCTTGATGCTGCATCGGCGCAAACAAACGAAGTAATAGACAATAATCAAAAGAGCGGTGAGCATTTCACTCAGGAATTTGCACAGGGCATTGCCTCTCAAAAGCCAAAAGTCGAGAAGGCAGCAAGAGATGTAGCCAAAGCGGCAAAAGATTATATGCCCGGTTCACCGGCCAAAAAGGGACCGCTCTCCGGTTCTGGGTGGTCGATGGTTTCTGGAAAATCATTCACCAGTGATTTTGCAGATGGCATTTCTAGAAACGCAGGCAAGGTCGGCAGTGCCGCCGCTTCAGTGGCGGGTGCCGCTTCCGCAAATCTGAAGACTGACAAGAACTATCAAGCAGGCAAGTTCCTTGGTCAAGTCACAAGCGTTGTGGATTTTGCCCAGCACGCCGTAGAAGCTTTCAGTAAAATGACAGAAGCATTCTTTGGAATTGCAAAGTTTGCCTCTGATCCTCTTGGCAAGGGAACGTTCTTCGGCAACCGTCTTGGATTCCGACGCGATCCAAACGTGACAGACGAAATGATCGCTCAGCGCAAGTCTGACGAAGCGCAGTCAAGAGCGTTTTCTTTCTACGGGTCTAAGCAATACCCGCAACGAAAAGATCAGCAATCTGCACTTGGCACTCTTTTGCCCAGCGCAAACAAACAACAAATCGCCAACTATATTGTCGATAAAGCGCTGTCGCTTGGATACACAAAAGCTCAGGCAGATCAGTTCCTTGTTCAAGCCGTTGGTGAAAGCGGTCTTGATCCGCGATCCAACGGTGGCAATCAGGGTAGTGGCGATGTTGTCGGCATCTTCCAGTTCGACAAGGCAACGTGGGATGCTGCCGGTGGCGGGGATATCTTTGATCCGCAAAAGAACATTGATAACTATTTCAATCTTGCGGCGCAAAGACTTCTCAATCCCGGCAATTTCACAAGTGGTAATCAGCTTGGCTCTCAAGTTTCCAAGGGCGGTCCTTGGGAACCAAGCAATGCCGCAAATGGCGATCTTGCACGGGCGCAGCAAAACGCTCAGCCATATCTTCAGGGCTATCGCCCCAATGTAGGACAGGTCACCAACGGATTAACACCGGGACTTCCCGCATCCGTTGCTGCAATTGTTAACGGCAGTCGAAATATTTTGCGCGATCAGGGTCCGGTACCATCCAGTCCTGCGTCGAAACTTACGGCTGCAATTCTTGCGCGTGAGTTTCCGCAACTTCAAGATATTCTTGGTAGTGATTACGGTCACGTTCCTGGTACGCACGATGTTGGTAAATCAATCGACATTTCCATTCCTAATTGGGATACACCTGCCGGTAAAGCGCTTGGCGATTCTATCAACTCTTATCTACAGGCGAACGCTCAAGCTCTAGGCATTGACGCAACCATTTGGCAAAATAAATGGAAACGAGCTTCTGATGGTTTCGTTTCGCCCAATGATCAGCCGGGTCATTACGATCACATTGATGCTAATTTCCCAAGTGGACTTCCCGGCATCAATCCAGATGGAACGATTAATCTTCAAGTTCCTGTCGGTTCTCCTGGCTCTACCGCAAATTATGGATATCCGGCACCACCAGAAGACAATGGTGTTGTCGCTCCCAGAGATTTGGTTACGAGAAATGCAGACGGCACTTTCTCCCCGGTTCACGGAACTGGCGACAAGCCAGGGCCAGAAGTCCCAATTAACAAAGCAACCGGAAATCCCTGGACACCTGAAGAGTCTGCGGCTTACTGGGCCTTGCCGGAAAACGCACCACAATATGATCGTAGCCTTGTTCAAAGTGGCGATCTTACTGCTCCCGGTGTTTTCCAGGGAACTCAAGAAGATTTGGTTAATGCTCTTGTAGCTCAAAATCCTTTGCTTGAAGGGATTTTGAATAACACAAGTGGTATGCCTGAAATGTCCACATCTCAGGCCATTAATACCGCAACCGCAATCCAGTCTCAAATTGACAGCCTTTCCACTGTTGGAACCGCAGAAAGTCGCGCACAAATTTCTGTTCTCAGCGGCGCTTTGAGCGATATTACTTCTCAAAATGGATTGACAGAAACTCAAAATCCGATTGATCAAGCTGCTGCTATCGGAGGTTCGCTTTCCAGTATTGCCGGTGATATTTTTGCTGCTATCAATTCCGGTATCGAAAGCGTTGGCGCTACTAAAAATATTGCCGACACAATGGTTCGTGGAATCCAAAACACTGAAGACGTGTTCAATATTGTCGATCAGGTGCAAACGTACTTTGGATTCATTGCCGATATTGCTGGCTCCGTAGCCAGCATTTCTGGTGGAATCGGCGCGATTGTTGGTGCCGCTGGCGGGGCTGACCCCTCTGGTGGAGCTTCCGGTGCTGCTACGGCTATTGCCGCCGTGTCTCAGATCGCCGGTTTGGTTCAGTCTGCCTGGGAAACCGTCAACGCTGTCATTGATCTTGGACAAGAAGCGTATAGGATTGTGGGATCATACTTTGGTCAGTTCCTCGGAATGCTGGTCGGTGGACCGGAAGGTGCGTTGATGGGAAATGTCAAGTTTTTGCTTGACGAACAAGTTGGTCAATTGGTGGCTTATAGTCAAGACAATCCCGGCAATAAGAGTTACCACGATCTTGCTAATCAACAATCCAATCAAAATGCCAGGAATCAAATGATTGGAAATATCAACGTTTACGGCGGTCCAGGCAGCGATCCAAGGGATAACACCCGACAGATGATGTTCCAGGTCAAGGCTTCTTCGATGAGTCAGGCGACAGGACAATGAGTTATTACAAAAACCTAGTTCCTGGTCAATGGCAAATTGGTGATATCGTCATGGGAACGGGCACCAACATCAAGATTGAAAGTGTTGAGGTCAATCCGCACGACATTAATCAGCAAGACTATCAGGTAGCCAGAACTGACGAAATGCGATTTGGCACAGATCAGTTCAAACCTACCACCATTGAATTCACAATGAGCGTCTTGCACAATCGACTATTGCCAGAGTGGAAAAATTATCTTTCAAACTTTTGGCATTCTATGCCTACTCTTGAAGACCTCAGAAAAGAGTGGCGATTTGACCAGGGTCGGCTGACGTGGGGAAAGATGCAGCATCTCTATGTCTGCTCAAAGCTCGACGGCGCAGAAAAAGTTGTTTTCGGTAGGCCGGGTCAATTCAAATACAAAGTAAATGACGAATATAACGGCGGCGAAGTAGTTCAGGTAACTGCTGAATTTCGTAGGTCTGATACCGTTGCGTATTCTGCTGACGAGTATGTTACTGAAGTTTTCCTCAAAGACAAACCAACCACTATTGTCAGGTCTGACGGTGATGTTGATACCTGGCTCAGCATCATCGGATATGGCCCGATCACCAATCCGGTGATTACCGTTGGAGAACAGCAAATAGCTCTCAACGTGTCCATACCGTCTGGCGGGGCTTTTGAAATCTCTTCCTATCCTTGGCAACGTCGTGCAGTGGATAACAACAGGGTAAACCTCTCATCGGCAATGGTGGGAGATACGAGATATCTCGACAAGATCATACTCAAAGCAAAGCAGAATACCGTTGTTCGGTGGACTTCGGATGAATTAAGCACTTTTGTCCCAAGTCTGGACAACAACAGTTGGCAAGAAGACATTAATCAACTGACAAACAAAAGGCTTCCCAGTACATTTACTACCCTGACGGGCAAGGTAGCTGTTAGGTTTGACCTTTTCAATCCAGACTTTGCAGAGAAGTACATCAGCAACGCTGTATTCGCCAATAAGTCTTCTTGCATTTATAACAAAACTCAATTTCATACTGCAAATCAGTATTCAGAGGCTACCTTAGCAGAGACTTTCGGTGGTCGATCCGGCATTGCAATTATGAGCAATAACAGCATGACAAATTATGTTGTGCTTGAAGTATCCACAGGAGTTTCCAATAACTATTTGAGAATCAGAACCGGGTCTTCTCCTACTTCTTATTCCTCAGTGCGTGCGGAGTGGCAGAATACCGCATTTTTCGGATGGAAAGAAACCGATAAGGTTGCAATCAAATCCGAATATAATTCGAGCACAGACATTGTGACTTACAGAGCGTATTTTAATGACGTTGAAAAGTGTAGTTGGATAGACAGCGGCAAGGTTGTTTCCAACGCAAATCGCCATCAGGGATACCTTTTTGATATGGACGGGAATCTTTTCACGACAGGAACTGGATTCAGAAAGCTTGTCTCCTACGATCATTCTGTTGTGCCTGTTCCTACTGGCCGCATGTACTTCCTCTGGCGCAATGCATACTCGGTGATTTGATGATTACAGACAGAATGCGTTTTACAGTCATCGAAGTTAATACAGACACTATTCTTTCGATGGACCTTGTTGTTAAAGAGCCGATGCTGACTCTTAATCTGTCCTCCCCCGCCAAGCTCAGCTTCTCCATCGACCAAGGACAGAGATACGCTTCGGCATACGGGATTGACTGGAAAAACTGGGGTCAATGGATTATCCCCGAAATAGAAACAGATCAATTCGGCAAAATAGTTCTTGGAGCCTTATTGGTTTCTGACAACAAAATTGACGCTAAATCTGGCGATCTTCAGATTGATGCGATAGGATTTATGGGATACCCCAAAGGTATTCCCTGGCTTGAAAACTACAACCCAATCGCTGTCGATCCGGCTGAAATAGTTCAAAGGATTTTTGCTCATGTTCAGTCATTCCCGAATGCAAACTTGGGGATTGACGTACAACCATCCAGCACAGGAACTCAAATGTTACCTGGCTATGGATTTGACGGCTCTATTCTCTCATTCGATTTCTTTGCTATTTTCATTCGTGCTGTGGACTTCATTGACTCTGGCGATTACCTGTATTCGCTTGCCAGGGATTTGCCTCTCGATCTTTTTGAACAAGTATCGTGGAACAGTACCAGAACGGCAGTTACCAAAACCCTGAAGATCGCCTATCCGCTTGGCGGTCTTCAACAAGACAATCTTTCGTTCAGACTTGGTGAAAATGTCATCAACGCTGAGCGCGCAGAAGAAATGGATATTGAACCCGTTTCAGATGTAATTATTAGATCGTGGCTTCCTGGCAAGGTTTACTCAAGTCAACTTTCCAATGCCGACATGACTCGCGCTCGTCGTGTCGTGATGGAAGAAGATGCGAATATCAACTCCACTGAGAGGTCTGCCGCCTGGGCACACAGGAAGCTCACTCGCCGTAACATTCCAAAGTATTTCTCTAAAATCACGATTGACCCAAATCATCCTAATGCACCGTTTGGAAGTTGGGGATTGGGAGATTCCATTTTTGTTGAAGCCGATGATTTTCCTTGGACCGGAAACATTGCTGAGTGGCACCGCATTACTTCAATCACAATAAAAGAAGACGAGCCTTTCATGGAACTCGGCCTCAAAGTTGAGGGCGCTTTCAATTACGATCCTATCGAATACGATCCAGATTACAATTCCAACACAACTGTCGATCCAAACCTATTATCAAATGGATACTTTACGAAGTCTTTGTCTGGCTGGTATCCGGTCAAGGGTTCTTGGATTCGTGTCGGTACTTCCGGTTACACGGGCGATGGCTGCGTAAGAATTGACTGTGATGACCAAGGCGAAGAGCTTAAGTCTGAAAAAGTTTTTGTCATGCATGGGGAAACTTTCACGATTAAAGCTGCGGTTAAGTTTCAAGATGTGACTGTATCTGGAACTCCACCGTGGACTTTTGCCATCGGACTGAGGCACTACAAAGACGGTGGAGAAGTCGGGTCAATGGAAATCATCAATAGCTATTTCCACACCGGAACTGGCGGGTATGTTGTTCTTACCGGTACATGGTCTGTGCCTCCTATTTCAACTCTTAATCTGAACGAAATTTCTTTGAGTCTTTTGGTTAATAATAATGTCACTGCTGGGGTGGCATTCTGGGACGATGCAAGGATACTTCCGGCATGAGTACGCCAATAGGTATGTACGGTGGAATCGGCTACGAATCAACTCAAGTTCGTGCGCTGGGCGGCATTACTCCTGAGTCTTATGATTATCGGGATCAAGGCAAAGTCATGTCGAAACTCGTCAACGATGTTTCGTACATGGCCGGTATGCAGAGGAAAATGCAAGAAGGCATTGATGCTGCTAATCAAAACGTTATCCAGCAATTACAAGGACTCATCAACGAAATCATCGTCATCTTTGGTGGTGGTGGAGATACTGGCTTTGACTTTGGAGATTTAAAATATATCTTCCAGGCAATCGGAGCCTTGTTCGGTTTGGAGCCGGGTTCGGTAACACCGGTAAATCTTTTTGATGCAGCATGGCATTTCTTTTCGCAGTATCTCTTTCCGTTTGGGAATTTCAGAGATGCTATGGACGCTTTGGTGGACGCTTTCATTGCCACCGCGCTGGATATCTTCGGTGAAATTCCGGTTGTCGGACAGGCTTTGCAACAGTTTGCGGTTTTCGTCAGCAACTCGCGAGACTTTATTGAACAGATTTTCGACACCATCGACGCAATCATTGAGAACATCAGCAATGCTTTCAAAGGGATTCCTCTGGTTGGCCCTACTATTGCTGGCGTATGGGACACCATTACTGGATTGTTTGGTCTTGGCGACAATGCTCAAGATGGTGCCAACAATGCCAACAAAGCCGTCGCTTCTCTTGAGGCCAGAATTTCCGGCCTTGGTGGAGCGGTAATTGATGACTTCGCCGGGTCTGGCTCTTCCCCGAATTATTCGTATTCTGCTTCTGGCCCTGGAACTAGCGTCTATCCTGTTTTGGATGGCAACGGAAACCTTAAGTGTAATCTTGCGGGTGCCAGTTGGAGGAAGGTTCTGGCGGTATACACTCC